ACTGCACCACAACCTTTAGACGAAGATAAAGTATATGCAGTATTTGGAACTAGTAACTTCGGCGGTTCATCTGGTAAAAAAGGTTATTTTTATCCGATATATCTAGATCAAAGTAAAGTCGGAGAAAGTTTTCATAAACATACATTTATAGAATATCCTGAAATAGAATTTTGGATGCCTTTGTCTAATCAAAATCATGGAGTAAAAAGTTACAATGCAAATTTATACACGTTGTATCCTTCTAATGAAGTAGGTGGATCATCAGCAGGTGGTTCATCAAGCAGTTCATCGAGTGGATCATCAGGTGGTTATACGTAATTTTATGTATAAATAGAACATATACTTAAGGAAACAGAATGCCTACAAGAGTTTTTTCGAATGAAGATGGAAATCTTAATAAAACCAGTATAGCTGTTTCGCGAACACGTGTTGATCAAGATATTGATTTATCATTTGCTGCAAAATTTATAGGATTAGATAGTGATGGAACAAATTTACGTGCAGATGTTTTTAAAAAAACAAGTGGAGCTGCTGTAAAACAAGCAGTAAGAAATTTATTATTAACTAATTTCACCGAAAGACCTTTTATGCATAGGTTTGGTGGTAACCTTTCTGCCATGTTGTTTAGATTAAGCACTGAAATAGATGATGTAAATTTAGAAAGTGATATTGCAAGAGCCATTGAAATGTTTGAACCAAGAGCTCGAGTAATAAATATTACGAGCGTAGTAAGTCCAGATAGACACGAAGTAAGAGTCAAAGTAAATTTTTTAATAGTAGCTACTTTACAACAAGATTCAGTAGAATTAAATTTAACAAGGTTAAGATAAATGGCAACAACAATAACATCAACAGATCTCGATTTTGATACCATCAAAACAAGACTTAAAGATTATTTTAAAAGACAAAATGAATTTGCTGATTATGATTTTGAAGCTTCTGGTTTAAGTAACATACTAGATGTATTAGCTTACAATACACACTTTAATGGATTGACAACTAACTTTGCACTTAATGAAAGTTTTTTAAATACCGCACAATTAAGAAGTTCTATTATATCTCATGCAGAAGCTTTAGGTTATGTTCCAAGATCTTATGCTTCATCATTAGCTAAACTTGCAATCACTGTCACTATAGCAGATGTTAACAGACCGAGTTTGATTACTTTACCAAGAAACACACAATTCACAACTTCAATAGATAGTGTTAGTTATACTTTTCAAACGAGAGAAGCATACACTGCAGTGCCTAATTCGTCAGGTACATATACATTTAAAACATCTGAAGGCTTATCGGATATTCCAATTTATGAAGGAATAGAAAAAACAAAAACATTCTTTGTAGGTGACACAACTGATTCGCAAATATATGTCATACCTGATTTAACTATGGATACGACTACAATACGTGTTAGAGTATTTGATGATGCAGGTGGTTCTACCTTTGATACTTACACTAACATTAAAGAAGCAACTAGAATAACTGCTGCTTCTACACACTATCAAATTAAAGAAGTACCTAATGGATATTATGAAGTAATATTCGGAGATGGTATAAGCACAGGTAAAGCTCCAGAAGCAGGTAATAAAATTGTAATAGATTACTTATCTACAAAAGGACCTGATGCTAACGGTGCAAGTATCTTTTCAACAACAGCGCAAGTAAGTGGTGTTAATATTGTAAGTACTACTACATCAGCTGCAGCAGGTGGATCATTTAGAGAAGGCATAGAATCAATCAGACAAAATGCTCCTTTGTATTTTACATCTCAAAGACGAATGGTAACAGCCGAAGATTATACAGCACAAATTTTAACTAACTACGGATCATACATCGATGATGTTACATCTTGGGGTGGAGCGGACAACGATCCTCCTGTTTACGGCAGAGTGTATGTGTCATTAAAATTTAAATCAGATGTAGATGATGCAACTCAGTTAGATGTCAAATCACGAATTATAAGTGAGTTAACAAATAACTTTGCAGTTGCCAGTATCGATACTGAGTTTATAGATCCACAAACTACATTTTTGGAATTATCTACTACATTTAACTTTGATCCAGATTTAACGAGTAGTACATCAGGAGCTACACAAGACACAGTACAAACAAGCATCAATACATTCTTTTCAAATAACTTGAAAAAATTTGGAAGTGTTTTTAGAAGATCAAACTTATTAACTATCATTGATGAAATAGACGAAGCTATATTAAATACAAAAATGTCGATAAAGGTTCAACAAAGATTAATACCGTCTTTAGGCATAGCTAAAAATTACAATATAACTTTCCCTGTAGCATTGGCTGTATCAGATGACACATTTAAAATTATAACATCTTCAAGATTTACTTTCAATTCAAAAGAATGTACAATTGAAAATAGATTAAACTCTAACGTTTTACAAATAGTGAATACTGGTGGAGGAGTAGAAGTTGATAATATAGGTTCTTACAACACCACAGCTGGAAGAGTTGATTTAGTTGGATTTAATCCTACAAGTTTTTCAGGAGATGCAATTAAATTTTCAGCTACACCTGCAAATCAAAGCACAATACGTCCATTGAGAGCTACGGTTTTAGATATTGATACTACAGCTTCGAAGGCATCTGCAGTACTTGACTATCAAGAAACTCAAGTTTCTCTAGGTGGAGGTTCAACCTCAGCAACAACAAGTTCGAGTTATTAATGGCTGAAATTAAATATCATCAAAATCGTAGACCACGTAACTTTCTTCATAGAAAAGTACGTGATGCTTTACCTGAATTTTTTACACAAGATTTTCCAAAGCTCGTCACTTTTTTAGAAAAGTATTATGACTACTTAGATTCAGATGATGTTAGTTCCTTTGATAATCAACTAAGACAAATATATCAAACACGTGATACTCAAGAAGTACCTTCAAAGCTTTTGAGCACATTAATATCTGAAATAGCCGCAGGTAATACTGGAGACAACTTTACTGATCCTAATTTTTATGCACAAAGAATACATGAATTACATAGAACTAAAGGAAGTAGGTTTTCTATTGAAGAATTTTTTAGAGCCTTCTATCAACAAAATGTAGAAGTAGAATATCCTAAGAATGATATATTCACTGTAGGTCATGATTCTGCTGGACCGTTGAGCAGAATTGGTGCTGAATCAAATAAATTTATTAGAAATAATGCATTATACCAAATTTATTCTATATTAATTAAAAGTCCATTAGCGCAAACCACTTGGATAGAACTATATAAAAAGTTTGTGCATCCTGCAGGGTTTTATATTGCAGGTTCAGTCCAAACGGATGTAGAAGCTGTAGGAACATTAAGTGCACCATTAGCATCTCCAGATAGTGGTAACCCCGGTGTTATATCATCTGCAGTTATGAGTGCTATTGCACCATTTACTCAAATGACACTTTTATCAGGCGGATTATCAATTGATAGCGGAGGTCTTAGATCACAGCTTGGTCAAACAATTGATAAATATCAATCTATACCTGCTAATCAATTAAATACTATCTATGGTAGTGTTAATGAAATATTAACTGTTAAATCGTTTACATTTGATGATAGTGATATAGGTGACAGTGCAGGAACAGCAAGACCAGACTTCTCACTTGCTCTCGAGACTATGGATAACGAACAATTTGATTCATCTTTTAATTCATAACGAGTGTTTTTAGTATAAATAGAACTATTATTAGGAAAGATTAAATGACTAGACAAAATATAGGCATAGGTAGCTCAGCAAATGATGGTAATGGAGATACATTACGGACTGCTGGCACCAAGATAAATGCAAACTTTGCTGAAGTATATGCATTACTAGGTGGAGGAGATAGTAGTAATCTATCATCACAAATTACTTTAGAAAATGATGCAGTAGTATTTGAAGGTTCCTCAGCCAATGATTTTGAAACAAGATTAAAATCTACAAATGCAACACAAGATAATGTTATAACATTACCAGATTCAACTGGCACAGTTACTCTTAATAATACAATTCAAACATTAACTAATAAAACATTGACAGTACCAACTATAGCATCAATTAAAAACACTGGTACTTTAACTTTACCTACATCAACGGATACACTTGTAGGAAGGGCTACAACTGATACATTAACCAATAAAACATTAACATCACCAACTATAAACACTCCTAAGATTGGTACATCGCTTAATGATGCAGCTGGAAACGAATTCATAAAATTTACAACTACAGGTAGTGCGGTTAACGAATTAACAATTGCAAACGGTGCATCAACAACTGGACCTACACTTTCTGCTACAGGTGGTGGAACTGATTTAAACATTATTATGACACCAAAAGGCACAGGTTCTGTTGAACTTAATAAAGCAGCTTTTAGTTCTTCAACTATAACTGCAAATGGTGCAGCAAGTACGGCAGCAACTTTAATAATAGGTAACAAAGGTTCTCAACTAGATGTATCATTAGCGGACGGAACAACTGTAGGTGAATATAAAATTTTTACAAACAAAGGTGCAGGTGCAATGCACGTTACACCAACTAACTTTGCACAAGGTACTAAATTTGTTCTAGCACAGAACGATGGTTGTACTTGTATATGGGACGGATCAAACTGGTTTTTAGTAGGAAACCAAGGTGAAGTAACGGTATCATAAGGAATAGAATATGTCAGCAATAATTACAGACCCATTTAAAAAACAATTCATGCAAAATATATTTGATGAAGTGAAAAACCTTACTGGTAGGTATTACATTGGAATTGGAAAAAATGATCAGTGGAATTCTACTGAAACAGTTCCAACTCCAACCGACACCCCGAGAACTATCAGAGAAGCACAAAATGCTTTGCAATCAGTAAAGGCAGTTGCTGGAGCATCATTTGTTATACCAAGAAAAAATTGGTCTTCAGGTTCTGTGTATGATGCATTTGATGATGACGTAGCAGCAATACCTACAAATAGTTATTATGTTTTAACTGAAGATAACCAAGTTTATATATGTCTACAACAAAGTAAAAATGCTAATGGAGCTGCAAACGTATCAACCGTAAAACCAACAGGAACTTCTCAAAATGCATTTAAAACATCTGATGGATACACGTGGAAATTTTTATATGCATTAAGTGCTTCAAATGCAAGTGCATTCTTGTCAGCTAACTTTGTGCCAGTAGAAAAAATATTAGATTCGGCAGGTGGTACTGGTTTAACTGCCATTGAAGTTCAACAAGCAACAGTTCAAGATTCAGCTGTAGCTGGTAGGATATTAAACGTAGCAGTTACTAACGGAGGCTCCGGTTACACAAGTGCACCTTCAATAACATTAACAGGAAATTCAAGAGCTATAGGTGATAGTGCACAGGCCACAGCAACAGTGTCTGGAGGATCTGTTGTTAAGATCGAAATGCTAAATGAAAGTTCAGGATCAGGTAAAAACTTTACAAATGCATCTGTAACGATAACAGGTGGCGGAGGAAGTGGTGCAGTGGCACGTGCAGTACTAGGTCCACCAAATGGTATAGGTGCTGATCCAAGAGATGAATTAAAGGCAACATCATTAATGTTTAATGCTAAACCATCTGGAATAGAAGGTGGAGACTTTTTAGCAGGAACTAATGTAGATTTTAGACAAGTTATGTTAATAAAAAATCCAAAGGATTCAGCTGCTGGTACATTAACAGCAACTACAGGTAAAGCTTTAAGATTCTTAAAAACTGACTTAACATTTGCAGGAAATCTAGCAGTTGACGAGTTAATTTTTAATAACACTGTACCACCAGCAAAAGCATATGTAAACCAAGTTTCGGATAGCGATGTTTACTTTCATCAAACAGATAGTACAGGTTATACACCTTTTGGTATAGGTGATACATTAACAGATGAACAAGGTAATACAGGAACAATTAATGCGGCTCCGGCCGTTGAAGATCTCATAAATACTTCTGGAGATATTTTATATATAGAAAATAGAGCACCAGTTATAAGAGATGCATCACAAACAGAAGACATCAAAGTAGTAGTTACACTTTAGTAGGATATTAATATGGCGACAACATTCACAGAAACCAGTTTAGCAACCACGTATAAAGATGATTTTCGTGACAGTGATAACTTTCATAGAATATTATTTAATACGGGTGTAGGATTACAAGCACGAGAGTTAACACAACTTCAAACAATATTACAAAAACAAATTGAAAGATTTGGTAATAATATTTTTAAAGAAGGTGCAGTAGTAAAGCCCGGCGGTGTTAATGTAAATCCACAATATGAATTCATTAAGTTAGATACAACTGATCCATCGCATGTTTTACCAACAGACATAACAACACTTGTAGGTAAAACTGTAACAGGCCAAACTTCATCGATAATTGCAACAATACTAGAGGTAGTCGATGCATCAGGAAGCGATCCTGCAACTCTTTACGTTAAATATACAAATACAAGTTCTGCTCAAGGAAGCACTGACCTCGTAACACAGCGTATGGCCGGTAATGAAATAATGGATGTATCAGATGGAACTGATTTAAAGGTTAAATTATCAACAGTGTCTGATCCTTCTACTGGAACAGGAACTCAAGTAATCGCACTCAGTGGAATATATTACGCTAGAGGAAATTTTGTATTTACACAAGATCAAAGTAAAATAATATCTAAATATACTGACAATCCATCAACCGATGTTGGTTTTAAAACTGTTGAAGAAGTTATAACAGCAAGCGACAATAATGCTCTTTATGATAACCAAGGGTCGGTTCCTAATGTAAGTGCACCAGGAGCAGACAGATATCGTATTACATTAACGATTGCTGAACGCAGTGAAATAGGAGTTAACGAAAACTTTGTACATGTTGCTACAATAAAAGAAGGAGCAATATATACTGCAGTTGAAACAACAAATTCATACAACGTTCCTAACAAGATTATTGCTAAAAGAATTGAAGAAAACTCTGGTGATTACATAGTAAAACCATTTACAGCTCGATTTGATCTTGATTCACAAAACACTCACTTATTACTTAACGTAAGTGATGGAACTGCAGTTGTGAATGGATTTAGAGCAGTAAGACCTGCACCAACAACATTTAGAATAAAAAAACCAACAGTTACAGCCACTGTTAATAATGAACCAACTGGAGTAAGTTTAGGAAGCTTTGTCACAGTTGCAAAAGGCGTTGGAGGAAGTAACGGAATACCAAATGTAA